TAGCTGAGGTCAAGCCAAACATCAAGCAGCGTATATTTGTCGATTTAAATCCTGTCGGTAAGTCACACTGGACTCACAGGTGGTTCATTGAAAAGGTTGATCCGATCTCACGTCTTCCTTTGGGAGATCCTGATAATTTTGCTAGTGCTCGTCTCAACCCTGGGGATAATTACCATAATCTCGATAGCGAATTCGTAAAAAGCCTTGAGGAGCTGCCAGAGAAACATCGCAAGCGCTTTCTTGAGGGTGTCTTTGTTGATGAGGTTGAAGGCGCTCTTTGGACATATGAAAATCTTGAGAGATGCCGGGCATCTCTTGAGGATATTCCTGTGGCCCTTCGCCAGCGTGTTGTTGTGGCTGTTGATCCTAGCGGTGCTGCTAACAAGGACAGCGATGCTGACGAAATAGGAATCATAGTTGCGGCGAAAAGCAAAGATGGGCATGCTTATGTGCTTGCTGATTATACCTTTCGCGGCGCGCCTCGGGAATGGGCACAGACGGCTGTTAACGCATTTCATGAATTCCGTGCTGATCTGATTGTGGCTGAGGGGAACTTTGGCGGCGAAATGGTTAAGCAAACGATTAAGATGGCAGATCCTTCGGTTCCTGTACATTTAGTTACCGCTAGCCGCGGCAAGGCTGTTCGTGCTGAGCCAGTAGCTGAACTATATGATCTTGGAAAGGTTCACCACGTAGGCAGGTTTGGCCATCTGGAAGATCAGCTGTGTGCTTTTAGCTCTGCTGGGTATAAAGGCGCGGATAGCCCAGATCATGCTGACGCTCTTATATGGGCCATATCTGAGTTATTCGAGCGGCCGCCACCTATTAGGTTTTCGCCGGCGGCGATGCAAAGGTTCAGAACTCAGACCATAGCATACAGGTAAGCACACGATGTACACGATCTTTACAATTGTTGAAAGCATTGCGGCTGCAATGGCGATTGGATTCATAGTCCTTGTTGTTAAGTGATTGGAGATTTTAGATGGAACGAGATCCAAATCTCGGAAGAATTATCTCCAAGTCATCGGGTACAATGCTTTGGTGGGATGGGCGAGAACCACTTCCTGGTAAAGATTTTGTTTGGGTCGATGTCCCGCCTGGTAAAAAAGTAGTTTTCGAACCTGACAGGGATAATCCTGAAGTTGAAGTAGAAACGCTGAATTGAGTAGCGCAATCCTGTTCCTGATCGGTTCAATCCTATTCGTGATTGGATCGATTTTCAATATTCTTGGGCGATGAAGGACGAGTGATGGGCTTTTGGAACAGGCTATTTCCTGAGCCTGCTCCCGTTAAAGAACCGTCAAAGCCAATCAACTGGACGGCGCTTCGCTCGGCGGCGCATAGGCGAGAGCCACGTCAACGTGTATTTACAAATCCAATTCACCCACCTGGTGTTGGTCCATCTAATGGCAAAGCCATGGCGATGGACCAAAACGTCAGTGCATGCCAAGATTGGGCAGCTGGTGGGTTAAACGCGTATGAGCTGAATAGTTTCTTCCTGGAAGGCTTAACCTTTCTCGGCTATCCGTTTCTTGCGGAGTTAGCGCAGCGGCCGGAATATCGGGTTATTTCCGAAACTAAAGCTACGGAAATGACGAGGAGATGGATTCGTTTTACGTCGAAGGGTGATAAAGACAAAACCGACAAAATCAATGAGGTTGAAGACGAATTTAAGCGTCTTAATGTTCAGGATATGTTTTGCCGTGCAATACAGCAAGACGGTTTCTTTGGAAGGGGCCATATCTATGTCGACACCGGAGACACTGATAATCCTGATGAGCTTACTAAATCAATTGGTGATGGTTGGGATAAGCTTAGCAGTAGCAAGCTGTCCAAAAAGCCAATCGAGGCGCTAAGAACCGTAGAGGCGGTTTGGTGCTATCCTACAAGTTACAATTCGAACGATCCACTCAAGGATGATTGGTACCGTCCAAATAACTGGTACGTCCAGAGCAAGATTATTCATTCGTCTAGGTTACTTACCTTTATAGGCCGGGAAGTTCCGGACTTACTCAAGCCGACATATTCTTTTGGCGGGCTGTCACTCTCTCAGATGGCAAAGCCATACGTTGATAACTGGCTAAAGACCCGCCAATCTGTTAATGATGCGATAAGCGCGTTCACCACGTGGGTCCTGTCTACGAATTTGCAGGTAAGGGTACAAGCTGATGGCGAGCAGCTCATGCAGCGCGCGGAAGTCTTTGCGAACATAAAGCGCAATGCCGGGCTCATGATGCTCGATAAGGACACGGAAGAGTTTCAAAACGTTTCGTTCAGTCTCGGGTCACTTGATAAACTTCAAGCACAAGCTCAAGAACATATGTGCACGGTTGCGCATACGCCAACTGTTAAATTGCTTGGTATCCAGCCTGCTGGATTGAATGCTGATTCCGAAGGCATCATGCGGTCCTATTATGATTGGATCCATGCTTGTCAAGAACATGAGTTTCGCGACAAGATTCGTCGTCTCATGGGCATTGTCGAGCTTGGCCTTTGGGGTGATGTGGACGAGGATATTGATTTTGAGTTTGAACCGCTATTTGCACTAACTGAGAAAGAGGCTGGCGAGGTTCGCAAGCTTGATGCTGAAACCGGACAGATTCATATTGATAGCGGTGTCCTTTCTCCGGAAGAAGAGCGCAAGCGAGTGGCGGAAGATCCTGACACTCTCTATCCAGGGCTTGATATTGAAGATGTTCCCGAGTCGCCATTAGAACAGCAAGCGGAGTTGGGTCTTAATGTCCAACAAGGAAACAAGCCGGGAGGTCCTGGCGCAGGAATGGCTAAAGGGCCGCAATCCATGGGTGCCAAACCGCCTGATGGTGCCAAGGCATCTGGATCAATGGGCCAGAAGAAAGCTCCTCAAAACGAAATTCATATCCATAACCATCCGACCGGCAAGGCGATGGATGCCAAGTCGGGGTCCAAGACCTTTTGGTTAATTCGCCACGGCGCTACAAAATATAATAATTCTACGGATGAATCGGCTGATCGTATTCGCGGATGGATGGATATCCCATTATCGAAAGAAGGCGTACAAGAGGCTGATAAGCTTGCGGATGGATTGAAGAATTCTGGGATTACGAGAATATTTACATCCGATTTGAGCCGCGCAGAAGAGACGGCGGAGGCGATCGCTGAAAGCCTTGAAATCGATTATGTTCCCACGATGAATTTGCGTCCATGGAATCTAGGCAAGTTCGCTGGGCAGAGTACCAAAGATGCGCTGCCGGAAATTGCAGAGTATGTAAGGAATAAGCCAGACGAGAAGGTCCCGGAAGGGGAAAGCTTCAACAGCTTCAAGAAGCGTGCCTTCGAAGGACTCTCTATGGTAGTCAAATCGGCTGATTCCAATGTTGCGATGGTGACGCATCACCGCATTGAGCGCCTGCTAAAGGCCTGGGTTAAAAAGGGTTGTCCGCCGGATCATTCGATAGATATGGGAACTTTTCTTTCAAAGGGTGAGGATCCCGGCCACAGCGAGCGCGTGGCGGTGAAAATGTGATGAGCGTTGTGAGATGGAAATTCATTTTGACGTCTCGCAGATATTTTACCCAATAATTCATTATGCCGCTATCGCTCTCTTGTATTGTGCAAGGCTGATCAATCCATACCTGTGAGGGTTAGGCTATGATCGATATGACTCTAGAAGAGCTAATAGGAGCTGTGCGGCTGGAACCTGAAATCCTTATTGGGCCTATGCCTGGGCCTGATCCCAAACCAATTATCATGGATGGCGATGAGGCTAAGAAAGCTGCCGAAGAACGAAAAGATCCTTCGGCCGATCCGTCCAAATCTCGGGCTTGAAGCTGCCTATCGCAGGTGTTTGTATCTGATCATCGAGGAGATGCACGACAGCACGATATATTGGCTGCGCGCGTCTTATCGGCAAAATAAGCCCAGAATTGCAATGGATGCGTGGAGCGGTAATGCCGCACCTTTTGCAAGACAAGTTCCATTCCTTGATGAGAATCCATTTTTCGATGCTGAAGCTATTGGGTTAACGC